GATGGTCAGGTGCTGATCGCTGAACACATAGCCCACATCCGCATTATTATCAAGCACATCTGATAACATTTTGACCCCGCCTTCAAAGAAGCGGTCATCGCTGTTAGATATGACCAGGTAGTCACCCATGGCATGAATGATGCCGAAGTTCCACGCCTCGCCAATGGTAGGAATGTGACTGGTCGTCAACACCAGCGCCTTATACTGCAAGGCTATCTCGTGTTCCTTGCTGCCTTCCTGGCATATCACCACCACTTCTGGTTCAGGCGTTTGTCCGAGCAGATTGGCAATCCGACCATGCAAATATTCTTCTGCAAAGTAAGCAGATACTAACGCGCTGACTTTCATGCGATTAACCTCTTTATTTCAGCAACATTCGCCAGCGTCAAATCCCAAAGCGCATCACGCATCGGCAAATCAACCTGCTCAATGTCTAACTTGTCAAGCACCTGTTCAGCATCCGCAAGCTCAACGCCCCACTCTGGATGCTCAATATCAAGAAGCCAGTTAGCGATCTTGTCATGCGATATAAGTGGAATAACACTTATGCCAAATCCAAACGGAATCAGTAGGCTGTGAGAGCGCATCCCTATAACCTGCCTTGCGCCCTGGTAGAAGTCCAGAATATTCTCAACGCTTTGCTTTGTCAGGTCAACGTAATCGCCATCGTACAAGTCCATGAACGCCCTATCCGGCTTGATATGAAGGGCAATCTTTAGATTCGGTATCTGCTTCAATACAGGGATGATTTTCTTTATGTCCCCGCGCAAGTCCAGCCTATCCATGGCCGGCGCAAAGACAGTATAACCCTCGCCTTTCCGCCTTGGTTCAAACTTCCCAATCATACTCGCCGCGCAAGGCTGCCAGCACACTTTATCTATCAACGCCCCGATGTAAGGTTCAAGATCAGGAATAGAAGCCTTTTCCCTTACGCTGAAGAATACGGCCTTATCAACCAGCACCTTCAAGTGTTCAGCAAACTCAGGCTCAAAATCAGCCTGCCCTCTAAACCTGTTCATACCAACCGCAAATATCACGATGGGCTGTTTTATGCGCTCTAACTGTTCAATGCTGATATTCCACTGCCAGCCACTCGTCTTATTAGGCCACGTATCGCGCAAGAATAGACCGCCGCCAGCCACCACAACCGGCGCATCAAAAGAAGGCTGTTCTTTATAGACAAGAACCTTTTTTCTATTCCTGTCTATCATGTCAAGTACCCTTCCTGTGGCGTAGTTCAGTGCTATGTCGCCAGCGTTGCCAGCATCGTGATTAGCCACGTAGTAAAGCATGTAAGTCCTTTCGCATTGCCTTGTATTTAGCAGGAACGCCAATATAAGTGTGATAACCCTTTACGGCTGGATTATCATTCCCTTTATGCTCGCCAGCAGTATAGTTATACGTGCAATCAAGTGGCGGTATTTGGAGTTTCTTAGTCACAATATTGAACGCGTTCTGGCATCCATACCAGTCGCCGATCCGGTATAAGGCTCGCGGCTGCCACTCCCTTATAAAATCCCTGGTCAACTCGCAGTCATGCACATACACCGCGCCCATATTGACATGTTTCACACGCATAACATCAAATCTAACGCCCCTGACATCAATACAGGCATCCCTCAAATCTTGTTCAAAATTCCAGATAATACAGTCAACGTCCAGGTAGATAACATTGCTGTAACCCCTGTTCAGCAAGTCCTTAATCCAGCCGATATGCCTGAACTCCATAACTGAAGGTTTTTCTCTATCAGGATGTTCGGTCAAGTCGTGAAGTACAAAGTCCATATTGTGCTTATCTGCATAAGCCTGATGACGCTCTTTAGTCAGGTCAACAAGACAATCGTATTCGTGGCTGTACCAGGCCTGTAAAATTGCGGTATCTTTTACCATAACCCTATGTCCTGTTTCTCAAACACGTCCAGCGCGCTCCACTTAGAAAGATTGACTATCGTTCTGCCAGCCTTTTCAAACATTGCCTTGGCCATGTTGTAGTAAGGCAGGGTCAAATCATTCATGTCACTATCCTCAAAATCCTGCTGAATGTAGTTATCAACAAAATGAGATTGATTGCCCTTTGCCCAGTGATCAACGCCCACAAGCAGTACAACATCCCATTTGAGATAATAGGCCAGTTGCAGATTAAAATAGGTTACCGTCCAGCCCTCGCAAGCCGGCACTTTGAACGGATTCTTGCTGAATGTGTTGGCCTGCCCTTTCTTTACTGCAATCACATTCTTTAGGGCGCAAGTGTTCAGCACGCGCTCGCCAATAATTTTTATACAATCTATCTTGTTAACTGTATCAACAAAGTCAGCTCTATTGACCGGCGCAATTGCGGTGTAGTAGGTAGGGGTGAATCCTTTCAGCAGGTAAATCGCGTTGGACCCAATGCTGGGATATTTATTCAGGAAGTCAAGCGGTACATCTCTCAGGCTCGGGCCGTTGCCAATCACTAAGCCGATGTTCATTGCAACTCCACCGGCACGTTACCCATAAGAGATTCGCTCATAAGTTTCAGCGCTTCTTCACCACCGGCTGCCACGCCTAACTGGTCTAACATGCCCATCCACTGCTTATTTTCCAGACTTATTCCACTCGCCATGCCAACCTGCGTTGTTATCTGTGCGTAACCGTCCAGTAATTTCTTCATATCGTTACTGACATTTCTGCGCTCATGCCGGTTAGTGCATTCTCGCAAGTGTGTCAAACAGGCGTTCATGTGCTTGGCTATATCATAGGCTTTCACCATAACAAACTGGTAATTGCGCTGTGCGTTGATATGCCCGCCCTCGAACTCCTGCCTGACGATTATGTAGTTGCCAGTTTCTGCTTCTTGCTGGATGCATTTTCTAAGATAGGACTCATCCATCTGAATAGACCCATCAGCCATGCCAAAGTTAAAGGCCATTTGTCCGAATGTCTGTATCTGCTTTTCAATGTCAGGAAGTCCTGCGTTGTAATCTTTTTCAAACTTTTCAAGCGCAGTATAGACAACCGCCTTTGCATCCTCAAACTTTGCCTTGAACCTGACAGCAATCCCTTTCAGTTCTTCGATGCGTTTCTCAAACACATCCTTGTCAATGCGCGAAGATCCGTCATAACCATACAAGGGCGCGTTCAGAATTGAATCGCTGTGAAAATCGATCTCAATACCCCTGCCAATTGCAATACCAATCCAGAAGGCAACACCTATTCTTTGGTGGCCGTATTCTGTATTTGTTTCCATCTCAACGCCGTATATTTCAATGCGCTTGTATTTCAGATAGACAGCCATCGCCAGGGCGTAGGCAACAGAAGACGTAATATAAGGGATAGGTTTATAATCCCCGAACAAATCCGCTATGATTTCATTAAGCGGAAACTTGATAGAAGCCGGCACGTCTTCGTACTTTTCCTGCATATAAACAGGAATGTCAGTATTTTGTAACCACTCATAATGCTTCGGGTCATTCCTGTTAGTGGATGACCGCCAGATAGTAGGGTCGTGCATTTGAAACACCGCATCAGCTCGCTTGCACCAGGTTGACTTTGCGGACTCATTGAACACCCACACATCAACATCTGTGCGGCCAAAGTCAAAGCGATCTCTTGTGCGCGGATGTGATCCGATAATAGCAACAGTATCTTTCAAAATCTACCTTCTTTCAAAGGGCAATCAGGATGACGCTCCTTTTTGTAGTCGTCAATGGCAACATGGGAAAAGAACTCTTTTTCCATCAATGGACAGCGATAAACAAATTCATCGTTGTACCGAAAATCGCACTGCCAGCAAGATTCCGGCAGTTCGTCAACCACAATAGAAACTAATTTCATGTAATCGGGCTTTCCCGGTATTTGACCGGCACTGTAAAACTGATCATCTGCGTTGGGATAGTGTTCCACTGAACAGGCGAAACCTCGAAGCTGACAGGGAAAACTATCGTTTCAACTGTCGCGCCGAGCGTAGGATCACCAGCCAACCTTTCAAGAAATTCAGGGATGATCAGGTTTATCTGCGTATATGCGGACTTCATGCTCACTCTGCTGACATGGAAGTCTACTTTCAGATTGACCAACATCCGGCAGGTTGTAGATTCATCCGCCTGCCCTGTGCCGTTCGCAACATGCGCAATGGCCAGCGGCAGCACAGTGGCGTCTTCAGTGGGATAGGAAGGCGCGCCCCTGACAGTAATAGTGGCAAGCGCAAGCGCATGCGCCTGTAATTTCACAATGGCATTATCAAGAACGCTCATCACATCACCGCGTTGAATATCTTGTATGGTTTTAGTATCTCTTTCACATCAGGATCAAGACTCTGCGTATAAAGCATTTCACCAATAGCAGCATTGACTGACGTATCTTGCCAACTCTGTTTTGCGCGCATAAACCAGCGCATCGCGGTGATCTTGCAGGCCTGCTGGATATCCGCAGGTGGATAACTGGAATAACCAAATACGCCGGTAACCTTCACACCCTTGCGTGTCGTGCCCCAGTTGCCTTTACTCCCGTTATCAATTACAAGGGATTGAATAGGCGCACCAATCGCGCTGTAGTTATAAGGGCTGACATAGAAGTCTGTATTTTCAGTCCATGCGGTATATGATGTTGAAGCCCTTCCGCCAGATTCACTCACATAAACAGAAGTAAGGCTGACAAGCGGGTCAATGTAGATTTCTTCTTCACCATTGCCGTCAAAATAGCGCGTCTGGTCATCGGTGGTCGGATAAAAGTAATTAGCCCATCCGCCCACTTCCTTGTCAATCAGGCGGCTTGCACCAGTAATCATTCCCTGTAACACGCCGTCATAATCGTATGAAGTGGAAGAAAATAACTCGCTGTCGGGCATGTCTGTTTTGACTGCCGCAACATTTGTATAATCTGCCATAGTTAATTCCTTTATGGGGTGGGCTGTATTTCAAGCCCACCCCCTAATAAAAAATGTTATGAACTGGTCAAGTTAGCGTTCTGCGGATAACGCGGCTCAATGAAGGCCGCAACCGAGATTGCACCACTTGTTATCGTGGTGGTTGCCAGGTCAAGGTAAACGTAGAGAGCATCTGAATCCAAAGCTGGAATCGATGCGGGATCAACGTCAATCAACATGGCCCTATTAGCCTGTTTATCAGTTGTAGCCTCAAGGCTCACACCTGCGGTAGTACCAGCGGTGATAGCGCCCCAGGCGTCAGTTCCTAACTCTGAACTCAGGCGATACTTGAACGGAATCGCCGTATCATTGGCGTTAGTTGTATTGCCGGTTGCAGATACAACGGTTACCAGGATGGCATCGTCCGAGTCAGTCAACAATGCACCAGTCTGAAGCAGGAAAGTCACCCATTGTGCATTTTTCAATGCCACAAAGACGCTTTCTTTAGCTTCTGTGGTTTCGATCGGCGAGTAAGCCGGAACGATTTGATACTTTTCAGTAAAGCGAACACCCATAGTTACACCTCCTATGCGGTTGTGGCGGCTAAGGCCACGAATGGTGAAACAGTTGCGGTTCCGTCATACGCGGTAATGGGAGAAGCGTTCAAAGGCTCGCCATCAACACGATACACGAACCTAAAGGCCGTCTCGTCATAATCGAACTTGATATGAATACTGGACGCAGCCTCAACCCCGCCTTTCACGATCATGGCGTAGTTTGAAGGACTGATCAGCATTACATCACCAGCCGTGCCAAGGTAGGGGTTGTATTCGGTTTCAATAACAGGCCGTCCGAAGATAGACCCGTACTGCGCACCGGACATTCCACCTGGCGGCATATAAACCGGCATATCGCCAACAGTCATTGCATAAAGCTGTGGCATGACCGAAGCGTTGACAAGCCAGATGTAATCATTTGCGCCTAAATAGCGCCGTGACCACATGCGGCTGATGTCCTCATCGGCAACCAGGTTAGCGGTTGTGCGCACCTGTGATACCAACCCAGGCGATTGCAGAATGCCCAAAGGCTTTCCCCCGCCGTCACCATTGACAATCGCGGCTTCCACTTTGAAGCGCAATTCATCAGGCACGTTTGATACGATCCAGCTTTCCAGAGCAGAAGCATCTGCAAGCAGTTCATCGGTCGCATAGACTAACGCAGCAACCTTTTTCAGCTTCAGATCGATCTGGCGGAACTTAGGCTTTGATGCTGTTTTCTGTGCAGCTTCAGCAAGCCAGTAACCTTGCACGCCGCCAAGACGTGAACCATCGGCGCGTGAAGTTTCGTCCACAGCATTGATGGTCAGGGCATTGCCAGATACGCGGATAGGATTGAACAGGCTCAACAGCCGCCCAACGCCCCACATATTGGTATGAATGCCGGATGCGATGTCAGTAGGCACTAAGAAGCCACCCTCTGAAGGGACTGCCTCATTTGCACCAGTAGCCTTGTAAGGGCGCAAGCGCGGATCTTCGTAGTGGTTCAGTTCAGCGTTCTTGACTGCCATAAAGAAGTCTTTTGCGCTAAAAGGCTGATCTGCCTCGTCCACAGTAACCGCCACTGGCGCTTTCACCTTAGGCTGTGATTCCTCATATTTCTTCAACGCCTGGGTTATGGCGTCTTCTACCACCGCGCCGATGTCAATAGGTTCAGCAGTGGATTTTGTTTCTTCGCTCATGATTTCCTCCTCATGATTTTCCGGTTCAGGTTCTTCCTGCTCCGGTTGATAAATAGACTTGATAGATACGGCTGCGTTTCGCGGCTCGGCCGGCGTAGGCGTCAAAGACGCTTCAGCAATCGGCCAAGACTTGATTAGGTAGGATTTCCCCACCAGTTCCTTGTCCACCAGGTGACCAGCAGCACCGCTCGACCAGCCAAGCTTGCCAGCTTCAGCCAGTTTATAGATACTGCGTTCGTACTCGTCCCTCATTTCAAGCTGTGCTTCAAACCAAGCGCCAACGTCATCAAACTTGACCTTGCCGCGCCCGATTTTCTTGTGCTTGAAATGGGAGTCCATTCCGTGGTCATAATAGACAGGCAGCCTGCTCTCTGGTTCAACGCCAAGATCGCTGTCAGGCGTGAAGAAGTCGCCGGTCAAGTCAGGCGTTTCAGGGTTGCCCCATCGCACCAGATAACCGCCAACCTTCCCTTCGCCTAATGCTTTCACAGCATCACCATAGAAAATTAGGTTGTCTTCCATAAAACCTCCTTAAACCAATCAAAGCCAAAACTAAGCGATAACCGCTTTGTTTTGACTTCAGTACCCACTGACAGTCGGGTTTCTCGGCTGCACTACCCAGTGCCCACCGCGTCCCTTATTCAGTTGTCTGCTAACTAATAGCCGTGTTCATTTCCCCTTTTACAATCCCAGCAACTTGATGGCGTTCTTTGCGCCAATTTCAGCACGCCTCAATATTTCCTTCGTGCGCTCTTTCAGTACATCACCAACACGTTTCCAGCCAATCAATTTAGGCATGTTAGCCTGACTGTCATCGCTCATCAAGAAGTGTGCATAATCCACCTGGTTAGTAATAAATGATGACCTGCCATATCCAACAATTTCCCAGCCTCTTGACATGTTTTGTGTTCTGTTAGCCTTGCCTGGTGTGATAGTGCCTTCGCTTATTCTTGCCATAACATAGCGGCGCTGTTTTTCAGACTTCCAACCGCCATAAGCCGCCTGGTAGGTTACGTGCGTGTAAGGCGGATAAGCCCTAAGCGATCTAACCATGTAGGCGTTAGCCTCGTCAATAGCAGCATCAGCAACCACATCAGGCACTTTCGCAAGCGCTTCTGCAAGTCCTTCAGCACCCTGTATTTCAATGCCGATAAAATCAGACATTATTTCTGCTCTCTGGCCACTTCCATGGATTCCAAGTTACAGACCTTTCAACACAGTCAGGGCAGTGTTCAGCGGCGCCTAAGCGCCAATAGCAATCCACGCCTTCAGGCACTTTTACAATTTCCCATTCACACTGGCAATTTGTCAGGCATTGTGTTAACCCATCCCCAGGATATGCAGGAAGTGCAAAGCCAAGATCACGCGTGTATGCCTTCCATAATGCTTCATTAGCTGAATTTAGATACATATTAAGTCTTGCCGCTGCCTGCGCCGGCGATATTTCACCGCGCTCAATTTGTGCCATAAGGTTGTCAAGGTACTTATATTGTTCTTTCAGCATCGCGCCAATTCTGCCCCAATCGCGTGCTGATAGATTCTTGCGCCCACCTGCACCCATAGCGTAAAGGTCAATATAGGTGTCTTTTATAATTTCTCTGGTCTGCTTATGGTATTTTTGAAGGGTGAGCGAACCGTTATAATAAGAATCTGTTAATGACTCCAGCACGTTCTTCTGCTGGCTTATAAATTGACCGCGTAATTCATTCATACGCTCAATGCCAATAAAACGTCCTGACGCTGTTTCGCGGTATCGCTGCGCCTTATCGTCCCAAGTCCAAAGCGGTCTTTCAGGCATCCTCATCAACCTTTACATCAGCGTCTAACATGCCTTTATAATCAGGCATCAACTCATCCCACTTTGCCAAAGCCCTGTCAATATCTTCCTGCGTGATAGTCCAATCCTTTTCAGTTGACGGCTTCATCGGTGCGCCAGTCCAGGGTTTGAACTTCTGATACCATCCCTTTGGTTTTTTCTTTTTCATGAAAGCCCTTGCATCGCTAAATACAGTTTCAACACACTTTTCACAGTCTGCATAAGCCAACATGTCTTTTATCACATCTGCAATGGCATCAGGGATAATACGTTCAGAATAATCGCAAATTGCAGACTGGTCGCTGTTTATTCTCTTGACCGCCTCATTCTGCCACGCTTGCAGATCATCCTCAATTATAATCCATGCGGCCGTCCCTTGAAGATAAGGGATTATGTCTGGATAACTCTTCACAGACTCACGCAAGGCGTCAAGTATCAAATCCTTCACTTGCGCCCCTTCTGTGCCTGTTTCATAAGCCACTTGTCAATGTGCTCGTTCAGCAATTTTCCTACCCTGCCATGCTGCAGCCATAAAGCGGCCAACTCAATAATGATGATAATTAGAAGTAAGTTAGTCATTATGCCTCTATCCTTTCCACAGCCTTATTCAAGGCTTCTGCTAATTGTTTGATGGCGTCATCCTCTCTATGCCCCATTTCAAAGGCGTTCTCAATATCACGCTCATTTCGGCAGTTAGGCAGTCTATCCCTTATCTTAGATGCAACCTCTTCAGGCACGCTTTTACAGACAAAAGGAAAGTCCAGGCTCTTACCCTGTTTCAACTTTCGGAAGGCCAAATCCTGCCACAGTTCCAACTCCCTCAACTGGCTTATGGTTATGGTCGTGGATTGCCCTTCATCCGCTTCAAGTTCAGCAGATTTCATGTCGTCCGCCATTTCTCTTTGCGTTTCGGCATCGGGCTGTGGTTTAGGCGTATTCTGAACCTGCTGACGTTCTGCTGGTGGAATCCAGCCGTTATCTAATGTTTCAACCTCAATTCCAGGCGGCATGTCAAGCCCCAATATCTGCGCAGCCACGCTCGGCTTCATGCCAGAATTGATGTACATGCCATAAGCATAAGCGCGTGATTTCTCTTCATCCGTGCCAGTCAGGGTCATTTCAGGCCTGAACTCAAAGTAAAGACCAAGCGGCTCAAATATCTGCTCGTTTAGCGATGCAGCAATAATATGAGAATCAGGCACGATCTTATCCCTGAACCAAGTTGCATACTCAATCTTTGCTGTGGCGTAGTTAGCTGAATTAGCAAGCAGAAGCGATAAGGGCATCCCTGCCGCCATGGCAATATCAGCAAGCTTCTGATCGTGCAGTTCGGAACTGTTCAGGTTGTCAATCCCCTCGCCGATCACATTCACCGCCATAGTTTCAGCGCTGATCACCTTGCCAGTGTACTTGTACCAGCCGTGGATGATCTTATCCCACACGCTCTCAATCTTTTCGCGCTCCTCTTTCGTAGGCACGCCAGCCACAGATAACAACGCTGGCTTTATTCCACCGCGCTGGAAGAAGTTCTGGATGTAATAGTCTGCATAGAACAACACGCCGGCCGCAGCCATAAGGGCCTTGAACTCGGTATGCTTTGAAGGCAGTAACTCGGTGGTATGGTCAAGCTTGAAGATGTAAAAGATGCGGTTATCTTCAAGGCTGTAATAAGTTGTTTCATTGCCTAATTGACGCTTAAATCCCTTCAGCCCATCCCTATCTGCATCAGGCGTGATGGTGGTAGGCACGAGATAACGCAAGTTCGTAACCTTGCGCCGGTTAGCAAGCCCTTCCATGAAGGCATAAGCACTGTTGGTCATGAAGAGAGAGAGACGCCACAAGCGCAGTAACTCACGCGGATTCTTTAGAAACCCTAACTTGTTTTGCCAGTCATCTGAAGTGTCAAACTCCTGATCACCCTTGTAAATTGCAAAGGGCACGTTAGACAGAGCATCTGCGGTCAGGTTAGCACAGCGATAAACGGCCGCCACACGTGAATAAAGGTCTATATCTTTGCTCTCCGGTGCGCCTGTGATCCACTCCCATGCAGAATCGGGATATTGCGGAAGGTCGATGCTCTTGAAAGACTTTCCGTCCGTTATAAAATGTCTGATAATTTCTTCTGGCATATCCCTCCTACTCGTAGGAACTAAAGAACCATACATCGCCTGCAATAGCGCTCCAGGCAATAGCTAAACTCATAACCGTATCATCGTGCATTCCAGAAGGCGCACTGTAACTAAATCCACCTGACGGCGAACGCTTGCTCTCAAAACTCAATAATTCACCCACCAAAACAGGGTCGTTTATAATCCTTATCTCACCATGCTCAAACGCGGACTGCAAAGCCTGGATGATTGCCTGCTTCGTGGCACTCGTGGTCGTGAAGGGAATGATGCTCAATCCCTTGGCGTATAAGTGATCAATAACAGGTTGCCCGATGCTGTTAGCCTCAACCTTCATTGAGTCAAGATGCCAGCGTCTGTAAAGGGCTTCAAGCCTGTTCTCCAGCACGTTGTAATCCACTCGGTTGAAGCGGTCTAAATAGACCAACTCTTTGCTCTTGACGTCCATGATACTGACCACAGTGAAGTCAATCGAACTTGCCACGTCAACCCCTGCCACATACTGCTTATTGGCGTCAGGCTCTTGTGGCTCTAACACTGCCGCATCCTGCACCCTTCTGAACACGCTGCCTGAATCGTCAATGAACTCGGCTAAATATTCCTGTCTGAATATCATCTCTGGTAGATCACGCTTCGCCGCCTCAATTTCAGTTGGCTGTATAAAGGGATTGCTGATAGTTGGGAAAGTCCAGGACTGCCAGCCCTCTTCGCTATTGATGCCCTTCTGATACAGTTCCCAGAAGTGATTGCGCCCTTTCGGCGTGCTGATAAATAACGCCTTGCCCTGCCTGTCTGATAACGCCGGTCGGATTGCTTCCGTCCAGGCTTCTCGTTGCATAAACGCACACTCGTCCATGACCACAAAGTCCAGCCCCTCACCACGCAAACTATCAGGATTGTCAGCGCTCCGTACTGCCACAAATCCGCCGTTTGGCAGCGTGACCATCCTGTCAACCAGCCTGATCTCTGCATTCGGGATTTTGCGGGCAATTTGCCGCAATGGTCGCCAACCTACCTCACTCGTCTTGTACGAAGGTGACACCCACCAAGCCCGACCGCCTTGCGCTGCCGCGTCCAAGCATTCGTTCACGCCTAACCGCGTCTTGCCCCAACGCCTGCCAGCCGACAGGACTTTGAACCGCGCTTGCGAGTTATGCACCTCAAGTTGCCCTGGATGCGGCTTTGCGTTAATCCTGGTTGCTGTCAATGCCATCCCAATCTACAACGATTGCGCCGCCGTTCGCCCCCGTGACTTCCTGCCGCTCAACGTAACCGCGTGACTTGCCGAGTGTTTTTAACACCATAGCCACCGCCCAGGGTTCGCCGTTCATAACAGCCGCCCGTAGCTTTTGCTCTGAGATGTCTATCAACTCGCCTCGCGCGTTATCGCAAGCCTCACGAATTGCCACGCTCGATTTCATTCGGTTATATATAGTTTGTGGAGTACAGCCAAGTTTTCTCGCAGCCAAATATACCATCCCGTTCAGAGATGATAATGCCTCGATAATACTTTTAGTGCTGTACTTGACTGCCATCTAACTCTCTAATCTATCAATTCTGGTGTAAGAGGTTTGTCGGGAATTACATAAATAAGCGGAATACTTATTACTGTAATCACAGCCTTCAACAGAATTTGACCTAACATCACTGAAATCAAAGCTGATAACGGCATTGTTCCTGCAAACGCAACCGAGACAAATATTAGTGAGTCAATTGGTAAACTGACCGCGTTTGATCCGAGTACACGCTTCCAGGGCGCTAAGTGCTTGATGCGGTGATAGATTTCCGTGTCAATCAATTCGCTAATCATCTCAGCCAGAATTGACGCACCAACAACACGCGGCACAACTCCGAGAATCAGATTGTAGGCTTCCTGATTTCCCCAAAACGGCGCTGGTTTCAACCACACTGTAAACATGAAATATGCCGCCATCAGCACATTCACAACTCCAGCAGTCAAGACCATAAAGACCGCTTGCTGCTTGCCAAGTTGCTTGTGAACCACATCTCTCAATGTGAATGTCAAAGCATAAATAAAAACTGCAGCCGGAACATAAATGCCGAATAGGTCGACCATTTTTGAAGCGGTCACATCCGCAATAATCTGGCAAAGCAAATAGCCTGCGGTCAATACGATTACTAAATTGGTTTTTTTCATGGTTTCCTCATATCTAATTAGATTTTTGTTTTAATTTCTGCATTGCCAATCCTATATCCCCCCCCCCGTTAGGGATAGTATTGTCTGCAAGATACAAATTTAAGCCGTCAATTGCTTCAGTGGCTGAAGCAATTGACATATTTTTTGCGGGTTTTTGTTCTGTTGAGCCACCGGTTACGGCTCCATAAACTTTCAAGCCTTTGTCAGCGTCGCCATAATTGATACCATTTGAAGTATCCGATAGGTGTAGACGCAGGTCTGCGTCTACACTGCCAGCAACCGCTTCGCCATAACGCGCAGGGTTCGCGTCTGCAATGTGAACCCGTAGGTCTACGGGTTCACTATTACGTTTCGGTATATGAATTTCACCCCACCGTTCTCTGAGCCATTGTTCAGCCTTCATGTAAGACAATGCACTCACAGCACAGATTTTCGCTCTGTCATTCCTGGAGCGGTCAACGAAATCCAACGGGTCAAATCCAAGACTGCGAAACAATCTCGAAGCCTTGCCACACGAAGTAGGATCGCCGAGTTTCGCAGTGACAAACTTGCCCTTATTTTCGTCAAATAACGGAACTCGCCCAAACCTGAATCCAGCACCCCAGCTTGAACTGTCCACACTATACCAGGGTAAGTTTTTTATCACTTCCCAAGACGTAGCACCGAACCCGTGAAATACAGACTTATCGCCAGCCAGTTTGAACGCCTTAATAATCCAGGGCATTATCTTTTTTGTATAACGCATGTATGGAACCATGCCACCTAAAGCAATGTAAGGATATTGTTCTATGTAACTTTCAAGTTGCGTCCAATCTTCGTTGACGTGAAACACCGGAATTGGCTCAACTCCCAGATCCTCTAATCGGTGCTGATTGTCGAGCGTTGCACCTGCATTACCAATCACATCCAAATTCGCGTAAGTATTGAATAGGTGTTTGTAGCGTTTTATCCAAGCAGCATACTCATTCACGTCAATTTGAGCACCCTGTGTCATTGCCGAAAATCCACCGCTGTCTGCAAACACATCCGGATAAGGTGGAGTGAAATACTTCTCGAATAGAGCATCAAGTTCGGTATCCTTGTAATACCAGTAGGATAAAAGAATGCGCAACTTCATACCGTTAGGATCTGCTCCCCCCCGATTGAGATTATGTATTTCAATTAACCCTCTATCCTCAGCAACTAAATTTCCATTTGCCATCGCATTACATGGAACAAGATACAAGCGCATCAAACTTTTCCGCTTCATCATCGCCAGGCAGTGAATCCATAATCGCTTCGTACTTTGCCATTGTTTCCGGTGATACCTGAACCCGAATTACCGGCCAGAAATCCCTCTCGCTTGTTTCGCCATATTTATCGCCAAGTTCGTCAAGCGATGGCAAGTCAAACATTCCATTGTGTTCTGCAATCTCAGCCATCATCTTTTGCACGTTCTCATTGTCCGAATTAATCTCTTGAAACAACTCATCCAACTTCTGTTTATCCGTTGCCGCCATTGCGCCGATAGGGTCAAGCGTCGCCAGCACCAACGCTTCCTCGTCCTCGCTCAAATCCACATACTTGACCGGAATTGTCTTCGCGCCCTCACGCGCCGCAAGTTGACAACGCAGATGCCCGTCTACCAAGTGACCAGTGCGCTTGTTGACAATGACTTCTTGCACCCAGCCGACCTCTTCCAGCACGCCTTTCAGCGCGTCCTGTTGGCTTAACGGGTGAATCCGCCAGTTGCGCGGATTGAATAAAATAGAATCTAAAGGCTCTTCACCCGATCCGATTATTCTGTTTTTTATCTCTGCCAAATAACCCTCGTCTTCTCGCACCGCCTGTACGTCCACAAACACTCACGCCCACCGATGAAGTCAGTCATCATCGCCGCTCCCGTTCATTGCGTCAAGCCGTTCTGTCAACTCTTTCACCTGCTTTTCCAAGTCAAGCTCGCCCTTGTCGAAGCCCCAGTCCAGCAGGTCGTCAAGTTCGAATTCGTTTGCCAGCGTGTCAAAGTCCCACTCTGCCACGTTCTTGTTCAGGCGGACGTTCAACTCCCGCGCGGCTAAATAGACAGCACCGCCGTTCTTCTTGATTGCGTCTAACATGCGCTTATCAGTTACCCTCATAATTGCTCAATGTGCTCACTTTTATCCGGTACGCCGCACTCAACCTCACCCCACGTTTTGATGTCTGCAACGTCGCCCTTGTAAAATACCAGCACGTTCTGATGCGTCTTGCCCAACTTGCGATATGAACCGAATTGCCTGCCAACCCTAATAGGTAACGAACCAACAGCGGTTACTAATATCGCCTCGTTATAAAGCGTCATGCCTGCATCTTGAAACGCCTCTATCGTATGCGCTGGAAAGTTGCGATAAAAGCCCTTCTTGTCGCGCACATCGCCAACAACAAAGCAGGCGAAGCGGTTGTCTTTTAGCATAGATACTGCGCTATAAATAATCTCGTGGTATACGCTTTTGAAGTCCGGATATGCCATGTTTGACAGATCGTTTGGGTCGTCACTATAAACTTCCAGATCAGCATAAGGCGGGCATGAAAATATCAGGTCATATTCACCAGGCGCTAATTCGGTTACATGCTTGCTATCACCTACAATCCAATTAGGCTTATTGTCTGTAAGCAATTCATCAGCCTGTATCCTGTTAGCATCAAGTTGCCTTGCAGATAAGTCAATGCCGGTGTAGCTATGCCCTAACATTGACGCCACTATGCCCCTTACCGAACCGCCTGCGAATGGGTCAAGCACGTGTCCGTTAGAAGGCATAAACCAGCGATATACAAGCTCACATAATACAGGGTCAAATATTGACGTGCCGGTCTGCTCACTAATGTTTCCCTCAGTGCCGAAGTCTTCGGCACTGGAATTGCCCGTCTTCTGCAATGCGGTCAACCTTGCTTGCGACGAGCTACTCGTCGCAAGCTCTCTGCCTTTGCCATCCCCACGTACTGTATGCCCATCGGCGGATAGGGTCGCCGCGGGACGCGGCGACCCACCTGGTGACGCATTCTTATAATGACTGCGGGCTTGCTCGGAGAATCCGAGCAAGCCATTGTCTTTGTTATCATACATACGCTTGCTCGCAAGCGTATCTGGAAATTGGTTACTATCTTTTAGCGCACCACTAAATGGTCTCACGGTGTTGCCATTTGCATCTCGGTTATCACCGAGATGCAAATCCCCAGCATGAAATTTACCATCAGCGCCAATATGGTCGTCTGGAAAATTGAATTGTCCGCCCCTGCCTATCTCGCTCTTTATCCCCAGCGTAATCCACGCCGATTTCCTTGTCTGCCAATAGCCCTGCCTTGCGTCTAATATGCTAAAAGGTGGAACGATAAACCGTTCTGCCAGCGTCTTATGCGCCTGGTCAAGTGCCATTTGCTCGCTCGTTTTCCCATATTCCAGACGCTCTTTTTCTGCAATATCGTTCAGAAGGTTCTGCACATCCTGGTTCTCGGTTTCAAGTCCAGCCAGCAACTCGTCAAGTTTCGCCTTATCCGTAGCAGCCATGCCAGCAATCGGATCCAGCGTACTCAGTATCAGCGCCTCTTCCTCTTCGCTCACGTCAACGTAAACCACAGGGATGGTGGTATTGCCTTCCCTCGCGGCTAATTGACAGCGTAAATGACCGTCTATCAGATTGCCAGTGCGCTTGTTGACTATGACTTGCTGCACCCAGCCAACCTCTTCCAACACGCCTTTCAAAGCGTTCTGCTGGTTTAGCGGATGGATGCGCCAGTTTCGTGGATTGAATAAAATAGAATCTAAAGGCTCTTCACCCGATCCGATTATTCTGTTTTTTATCTCTGCCAAATCACCCTCGTTTTCTCATGTAACCTGCTCCAGGTCCACCAGCAAACGGTATCACTGCGGAAGTCGATCACGTCCCGAATCAGTGCTTTGTTCCAACTTGACCAGTCGTTTCTCATCTTCGTCAAGTTGCTGCTCTACCTTCGCCAGGCGTTCATCCAGCTTGACAATCTCGCTTTCAAGAGCGCCAACACGTGCCAGTAAAACAAGAATCTCACTCGCTGCGTCCATATTCATTCATAGCGTCTAAGCGCGCAGTCAATTCAGCCACAAGGCGTTCTAATTCCTTGATGCGCTTATCTCGGCAGGCAACTGACTTCTGCAACTTTTCAACTTCTTCTTGAAGGTTGACGTTTTCTCGCTTCAGTGAATCTATCATGCGTTCGCGCTCCAAAATATCGCCCTTCAAGGTAAATAATTCCCCCTCAAGCTGGCTAATCCGCTCCTCTAACCTTTCCGCCCTGTCGCAAAGATTTGCGATGCGCTTCTCGGAAACATCCATGAGTTTCGCAGACGTATCAGCCAGCGATTCTATTATGGTCTTGAAATAATCAGCTTTTACCTTCCCCCGATTGGCAACAGCAGACACGATTGCAGATAGCACACCTGACCCAATTATGGCAACAATAACGGTGGTTATCTGCTCGGCGTTCATTATTCAGGCTTATCCGTTAGATCGTGAAGTAGATTAGCACCGCCACCTGCAACAACTGCGGTAAGTATCTTGCCAATCAATTCACTGGGAATGAAGGCTGCAAATAAGTTCACGCCAGCAAGCCATACTAAAATACCGGACAAAACCCAGCTTGCATACATAAGCCAGTATTTATCCCAGTTGTATTTCTCAAATAACGGCGTGACAAGTGCGGCAATCAAGCGATTAGCCAGCACCATAAAACCAATAACGATTGCTAATACTTCAGGTTCAAAAATCATGTAATCCTCCTAAGCAATTATTTGATTCAGTGGAGTCGCCGAGAATTGAACTCGGGTTTCTTGCAACGCGGGTGAACCCGTCTTTGTGCAAGGCATACCTGCCGACCCCATGTTATATTTCCACCAATAGCGGTAACTCATAATGAGTAATCCGCTTTTCCGCTATTTCAACATATTCTTCATTCATTTCAATCCCGATGAACTCCCTTCCTTCCAACACGCAAGCGATTCCAGTCGTGCCAGACCCCATGAACGGGTCAAGTACCACCCCGCCTGTTGGCGTTTTGGTAAGCCGAACAAGGTAGCGCATCAGTTCGATTGGCTTGACGGTGGGATGGTGGTTTTGGCTGTAAATTGCATGGTTTTCCTTGCCAGTCCAATTGTTAGTTCCACCTTCGTCAAGATAAGACGGTTGCCCTTTTATGCGCACATTCGGCATCCCCTCCAGCCCAGCGTTGCGCTCGCTTCGGCTGGCTTTCGCGCAGTAGAAGAAGCGCGCGGCTGAGCCGGATGAGCCTTCACGAACAGGGCTGGTAGTCGGCTTGCCATTGCCAAACACTCCACCCATTACATTTGTTCCGCCACCCGTTGTGCCGGTCTTGACATTCGGAAAGCACTCCAGCACCTCGTCCGAGCCGTCGTGTATCAGGTTCGCGGGGAAGCGACCTTTTCCGTCATTCGGTGCGATTACTGTTTCACCGCCTAAACTTCCGCATCCACCTGCCATTTGTCCAGCAGCATAGCGTCTTGTGTCAGGCCAACCTTTTATACCTTCCACCCTGCCCCCGTCAATCCACAAGCCAGCCACGCCCCATTTCAAGGCGTTCTCGACGTAAGTGCCGTCAATCGGCTTCATAGCCACGACAATCGGCTCAAACGCGGGCTTCAGAGCTGTGCCCCAGCCGTGCCAGAGTTGCGCTTCGGGGGTGGAGGGGGCGGTGATGTCAAAATTCTGCTCTCCTATCGCCAGCATTCCGCCAGAACTATCCCAACTCTCAGAATTTCTTTGAACTCTACGGGTCTTAATCACCTCACGCTCTGCTTCAATGCGTTCGACTAACTCATCAACCCACTTAGGAATGTCGCCACAATAAGGGCGTAAAGTTGACCAAATTGCTCGTGTAGGAATTGCAGGTTGTGATTTATCTGTCAAATAATGCGAACCCATAAAAGTGTCTGTAATTTCATTTATTGCGCTTGCAGTCAAACCAGTTGTGCGCATCCACGCTGTAAACTTGTATAACCGTCCAGTTTCGCCGTTTACTTTATCAATCCCCTTGCTGATGTCATAAGACTTAGGGAATCCGCTTCCATATACCCAAGCGATAGTGTCACGGATTTCAAAGCCAGCGTCCTCAATAGCGCACACCATTCGGTGATAGGTGCGAGTGCCGCCGAAGGCAAGCAGAATTGCGCCTGGTTTCAGCACCCTGAATACGGCTTGCCAAGTTTCAGGCTGGAACGCAATGCCGCTTGAATCCCACTTCTTACCCATGAAACCCAACTCGTAAGGCGGGTCGGTGACGCAGGTGTCAATGCTATTTTCTGGTAAGGTTCTCATAACCTCTATGCAGTCGCCGTGATAGATCATAAATTGCGCAACCTTCCCCAATCCACATGTTCATTCAATAACCAGATGTAACCATCACGCACGATCACCGCGCCTAACTTGTGGCTGTTACGCCTTGCATCTCTTTGAGCACAATATGCAAGCCTCTCCTCGTCCACAACGTGGCCCATTTGCACAGCCGCGTATTTGCCACTCACATCCCAATCAAACATCATCTTGTGACTGTGACCCATGAGAATATGCTGGTGGTACTGCGAAGCTAAAGCCCTGGCAGCGTTATCCGCAGCGCTTTTAGGGTGCGTGATTCTAAACGTTTCACCACCCGATTTCAGCAGGCCGTAATAGTAAGGTGCTATTTCCCACTTGCCCTGCTCTAACTGCATCAGGTTCAGCAATTCAGAAGGATTGACCGGACTGTTTATCGCCCGAAGCAATCTGCCTTCGTGGTTGCCCATGATCCACACAAACTTGTCAAAGCAAGCGTCAAGCGCTGTAAGCACCTGCCTTGCCTGCCCCATCTCATCGCTGAAGTCTTTGCCATCACTCCCTGCCCTCGTCACCACTTCCAGTAAGGCATCACGCTTTGACGCTGGCAGGCTCAAAGCAATCGCCATAAGCCGCGCCTCGTCTTGCTCGGTAAGTTTAGAAGTGCCTACGCTCCAATTCGGCTCCCAGCCTGAGATTGAGTCCATGTGCATCAAATCGCCTGCGCACACTACCTGCCTAATTCCCCAAGCATCGGCTAAGTCGATCACCTGGTTCAGAAATTCAGCATGGTGGAAAGGCACTTCAACATCAGGCAAAATAAGAGCATCACCCTCTAAAGTCGGCGGTTTATCGTACCTGACATAGCGCGATTCAGGTATTCGCTGTGGGGCGGTAGGTTGCCCCTGGTTTAGATAGTAATGCGTTTTGACTGTCCCTATGGCAAGGTGCAATTCTTCTGCAATTTCAGCGAAGGTGCGCCCTGATTGTTTCAAGCGCACAATCTCGCGTTTTAGTTTGTTATTAACTTTCGGTGCTGGCAATAAAACCTCCGTGCTAATCGTAAATGCCTAAATCGGTAAAAGATATTTCGTGCTGGTCAATCGTATATTCCTGGCGTCTTTCGCGCTTCATATCGGCAACCATAAACTTCAACCAATCAGGCCACTCGGAACGGTCTTTGCCATACTCCGCCATGCAATTAGCACACAAGTCAAAATTGCTCGTTATCACCTTACCGCAGATACAGCGTTTATTAATCATAGTGTTCACTATCTACAGCCACTTTTTGAAGTTGTTTTTGCATGTTTGCCAATATTCTGCAAACTTGTGATGCTGAATATCCCACCTGATTGCCTATTTCGTCTAAGGTTGCGCCATAAAGACGAAGGGAGAGTATTACTCTCTCCCTTTGATCCAATTTCTGTAAAGCCTTTTCAATGTCAATCTTGTGATCCACCCCCTCGATTGAATATTCGGTTATGAAGTCATTCAGCAATGTTCGCCTCCATGCGTACAAAACGCCTGTCTGTAAGCACTAATCTAACACATCGTTAGGCTCACCCTTGTAAAGCATACGGTCAGCAATCTTTTGTATCTTGTCCAGGTATTTCTTGTCATAAGCCTGTGCCATGTGCCTTGCGTGCAATACGGCGTAAAGGTTGTCAAGTAATGTATTGCCAACAAAAGATATATCATTATGCGGGCTGTCGATAATCAGCATGTCTGTTTTTGGTGACCACGTACACTCGCCGCAGACAAACCAGCCGTTTTCGTCAATCGTTGCTTCTGGCATCGCTATTCTCCAATCTATAATATTCACAGTTTTTGCAATCGTTTTCTGTTTTTATCCGTATTGGCAACATCACAAGCGAATAACAACCATATCTTGGCATCAAGGCTTCGGGATAGCAACACCAATCAGGCTGACTATATTTTTCCATAAACTCATGAACTTTAAGCCCGCCTTTTTCCCAAGTGTCAAGCCTTTGTTCATCTGTTAATTCGTGCCAATATATCTTTCTAATCATTCCTCACGCTCCTTATCATCTTTCCGCTCGGTAGCATTGTGAGCGGTAAGTTGGTCAAAAGGCAACTCTGGAAGTGGCATCCAATGGGTGATTTCACCTTCTCGAAAGTCTCTGAATAATCCGACCCAAACACCATCAATCAAGAAACCCGAATGTTGTTCATTCCAAATTGTGCAGACCCAGACGGGCTTGCCATCTTCCGGCAACCTCTCGCTTACAGGAATCCAGCGGCGTTCCGCCTCAAGCTCGGCAATGCGGGCGTTCAGTTCAGCGATGCGCTTTTCTAATCTTCTAATTGTTGCTAAACGATAGAATATATCACTCATTGTTTACCTCACAAGAATAGCAATTATTGATATTATTAACGACGTAATTGATATAGAGATTGACAAATAATATAAACCTTTTAATAGGTCATAGTCGTTGTTACTCATTGTTCACCTCTGGCGTCCACTCGTACACCACGTCAGCACTCTCGCCGCTGTGCAACCGCCACGTAGTACCGTCAAACGAGGGTACAAGTCCCGCTTCCCACAGTTTGACTGCAGATGAAAAGTCGAACTTGTAATCAATGTCGAAGAAACTGCTGATATACGTCGTGACCGAAGTCCAGACCGAAGCCCTGACCGAATCCCAGACTGTATCCCAGTCCGAAGCCCTGACCGAAGCCCTGACCGAAGCCCAGACCGAATCACTGACCGAAGCCACGACCGAAGCCCAGACCGAAGTCCCGACTGCATCCCCGACCGAAGCTCCGACCGAAGCCTCAATCGAAGCCCTGACCGAAGCCACGACCGAAGCCCACTCCTTCAGCCAGCCAATTTGTTCATCTGTCACTTGTTCTACCTTTGGCAACTCAAACGGTTTGACAATCGGCTTGATAATAAGTAGCTCGACAATCTCTTTGAAGTCCTGCCTGTTTGCCCACTTTTCAGCCGCCTCGCTGTCATCACGGTTGCTGTTAATCTGGTCAACCGTGAACGCCTTTGTCAGCGGATTGAACTCGTATTTGTTGCACTTGTCCTCGTTGAGTTTGTAGTATGCGCAGATATGAGAATGGCTGTCCACTCCATCATCTTCGAGGTTTGCCTTGCGGTATACCCAGTCGAAGAAGTAATACTCCGCTGGGTGGTTAATCGGGTCTGTTACGAAACTAAAAAAGTTACACATTATTTCACCTCCGGCGGCTCTGGCAGTGGCATCCAGTAATCAATATCTGTTATCATGCCAGCAAAACAGATTTGCCACTTAGTACTAATCAAATCAAAATTTGCCATTTCAAGGTATTTTTTATAATAAACAAGATATGTACCCGCCTTCTCTGGCAATCTTTCGCTAACTGGTATCCAGCGTTGCTGTGCTTCCAGTTCAGCGATGCGGGCTTGTAAGGCATCCTCGATAGGCCGCACATTCCATTCATTTGCCCTCATAAATAATCTGCCGTGTCTATTATCGCCACTCGCAGGTTGATGAATAACATACTGACCATATTCATGATCTAATTCAACTTTTCTTCCACAAAATGGACATGATTTTAGTTCACTCATCCTTTACCTCTCTTTTCGCCATCCAGAACTTGCCTTGTATCTTGTAAGCCAATTCAGGCTTATAGCCCCACCGCTTCTCAAAGCGCGCCACAGCCACAGCAGGGTCATCGGTCAATACCACGTAAAACGGTATATCGTAGGGTATTTCCTTCCACACCTTCGGCTCTATGATTTCCATGCGTTCTCCAATAACGGTAGTTTCACGCTCTCAATCCTTTCCTTTGCGTTCTCTATTAGGTATTTCATAGACAGGTCAATTCCCACCCCACGCCTGCCAAGTTGAATTGCTGTTGCAACAGTAGTTCCTGACCCTACGAACGGGTCGAACACGATGCCACCTTCAGGCGCACCTGCCAATATGCAAGGCGTGATAAGCTCTGGATTGAATGTGGCGTAATGCGCGCCCTTGTACGGCTTGGTCGTGACTATCCACACGTCGCGTTTATTGCGGAAACCGTTGCCAGCCGTCCGACTATCAATTCCAGCGTCTTGTCGTTTCTTGATGTTAGGATTGTGCCAAGTTACAAATTCACCATCCGTGTGGCACTTACTCCGTAACACGCCCATATCAGAACCTTCAACTGCAATTTCTTTCACCGCCTCGTTATCGTAGTAATACTTCGCCGACTTGCTCAACAGGAATATATACTCGTGCGACTTCGTGCACCTGTCCTTGACGCTCTCAGGCATCGGGTTAGGCTTTGCCCAGATGATGTCCTGCCGCAAGTACCAGCCGTCCGCTCGTAAGGCGAAGGCTAACATCCAGGGTATGCCGATGAGGTCTTTTTGCTTTGCATCGCCCCAACCTTTTACCTGAGTGTTGTACTCGCTTAGTTTTCCTTCACGCTTACCGCCAGTCTGCGAGAAACCGCTTGGCGTTTTATTTCCAGCAGGTGAAGTCGCATAAGAATCCCCGATATTTACCCACAGCGTGCCGTCATCTCTGAGTATGCGCTTGCACTCACGGAACACCGCAACCAGGTTGGCGACATACGCATCAGGTGTCTGCTCTAAACCAATCTGCTCGTCAATGCGGATTGCGCCGCATTTGCCACAAACCGTGTGATAAACTCCGCCACGGCCTAATGGCAATGTCCTGTCACTCCTATCGCCACCATCAGGCTTTTGCGGATTATGGTCGCAGTTCGGGTTGCCGCCTTCCCATTTAGCCGTGCCGTAATCGCGCAAGCCATAATAAGGCGGGCTGGTAACGATGGTATGCACCGACTTTGCCGCAAGCGGGATAGCAAGGGCGTTAGCGTTTATTATCACCACACCTCCAGCACCAGCCAGATCAGGAACGCCAGAAACAGCGTTGGCAGGGCAAGTATGAAACCCACCATCAAGTAAGCAAGCGTGTCTGCTAATCGGTATTTGAATCTGCGCATTGTTCATATCCTCACTAAAATAGTCACTAACAAAACGATAATCACTATTACCGCCCCAACAAGTGCTATGGCAAACGCGCTCATTTCGCTTTTCACCACACCACCTCATCATCGTCATCGGAATCAACCTTCTTATCCAGCATCCGCACCACGCTTGCGGTCAAATCGTAGCTTGCGCCAGGCGTGTTGTCTTTGCGGATGTAAATATTCGGCGATCCGTTCTCGCCAGGCTTCACCCTGCCTTCCACCAGCACTTTACTGCCCTTATGCGCTTTCTCATGCACGCGCTCGGCGGTCTTGCCCCAGCAAGTCACGTTCCACCAGGTAGTCATTGGCTCTGGCTCGGTGTCAGGCCTCCAAACCATTTCAGTAGTGGCAAGGCTAAAGCTGGTAAAAGCCTTCCCTGCGGTCGTGTATCTCATCTCTGGATCACGCCCTAAATTGCCGATAAGTATTATGTTTTGATACATCTATGCTCCTTCAATCTGCCTTCGTAAACGTTATGAACAAAATCAAGGCTATGATGGCAATTAGAACAACTGCCATTCCGCCGTATAACAAGTTTTTCAGTAACTCAACCTCTATCATTCAATATCCTTCCTTCTCTGGTAGTCTTGCCTTTGTATGACATCTGCCTGCTCTTCACACACGCCTTGCAGATGTTCGTGTTATGCCTCCAGTTATCGTCAAACTGGCCAAGCGGTAAGTACCTGCCACATTTGATACATTTTCGGTATTCGGTCACTCTTTCACCTCATCAAGCCCGCTGTTTTTTATGTTGTTATTCAGTAATCTATCCCTCTTGCCACGGTTACAATCGAAACACAGCGTTTGCAGATTTTCGATGTTGTTGCCACCGCCCTTTGCTCTTGGAATGATATGATCCACTTCAAGCACAACCCCATCTCTCGCGGATCTTCCACATAAAACACATTTATAGTTATCGCGCTCCAATACCTTTATTCTGATTGCTTTATCTACTTTAGATTTATGGCTATAATTTGAAACAGCAGATTTCTTTTCGTTTCTCAACTCCTGGAATAATTTAATTGCGTCTTCAGAATCCAACCAAGCCCAAGCATCATTGGCGCGGCTCAATATTCTGTGCAATTTCCACTTTTTATTTGGTGGGTTAGTTCTAAAATTTTCATAAGGTTCAATATGAAATGGAAATTGTGGATTTTCTAAATCATCAAACGCTGAATAATCTATTAATACAACCCATGATTCGTTTGTTGTCACACTACCCTCACTTCCTGCTCACGCCAGCCAACGGTAACAACCTGACCAAGCTTGTCACTACCGTCAACCTTCAGCAGCATCCCGTCTGGAAATATCCCCATGCCAAGTTCGCGTTCTAAATCCTCGCCCAGGAATTCCCTGTTTTTGAAGTCAAGCGCTCCCAGCACATCATCCTGCGTTGTGCGCTCGGTGAACAACATCCCCACACATCTAAATCGTTCGGTTATTTTCGGCATCGTTGCAATCCTCTTTGTGTTCTAAAGCCTTCGTCAGGCACTCAATAGCAAATCCGTTCTCGATCATCTCTTTGCTGAATTGAAAGTATCTAAAGTCAGCCAGCATGCTCAAATCACACTTCATATAATCGCGCTCCAAGCCTTTTCCAGTGCTGTGACCCATGTGCGCATAAGTTCCGCCTTGCACCTCAGCCACTACCTTTTGTTTGCGCCAGAGAAAATCCGCTCTGAATTTCCGCCCCTTCAGGTATAGGGCATCACGTTCAGGCTCTGGCAGCATCGCTTCTACAATCTGCCAGTATAATGCGTCTTCAAGTTCAGTTGGCATGATGTAGTCTCTCCACGTCAACCGTGCTGCAATCGGCTGGCTTATCTAACAGACATTCAGCAATCGCCCAGATTTCAATTAGCCGCCCACATTCAGGGCATTGCCTTGGCACTCGGTAAGGGTCATAAGGCATCTTGCAAACCTTCTTATGCTTTATGTAATCTGCTTCCGCCTGCTCAACGGTGATATTGTTTTCCTTGACGTAAGCCCAAAGTTCTTTGCTTGATTCGCTCATTCCTGCACCTCCAGAATCCATTTATCATCCTGCCGCTCGATGTCACTATGAGCGGTAAGCTCGTAAAGTTGCTGTTGCACATTATCGCTAAGTTCCATCATTCCTCACACACCTTCCCGTACACAATAGGCGGTTCTGGAAGTGGCATCCAATGGGTGACAATATCTGACAATGAACCAAATCCTTCGCGCCCATACAATTCTAAAAACCTTATTATGTAAGTCTTTCTGTCTTTTGTAAAAACAATTATTGACTGCAAAT